TTATTAGGAGTAAAAAGAGGAACAATACAAAAACACTTAGAAAGAGCCAAATGTAAAATAAATTTAGAGATAGATAAAAATCTTTTTATTAATATAGATTAAAAGTTTAAAAGGAGAGATATAAACGAAATGGGATCAATAATAAGTGCTTTGATAAGCATGTTGGGTGTTTTAATTGTATTTTATAAAACTAGAGAGTACCAGTCTAATATACATAAGGAAAAACTAGAAGAAGACGCAAAAAATAATCAACCAGTCTTCATATTCGATCCTCTTGAAATATATTACCAATTTAAAGGTTATAAAAAGAAATATATTGATAAGAACTGGATATATCCTGATTCAAATTTATATAATGACAATTTAAACAATGACTTTAATAATGATTATTTTCATAAATCGATATTAAGGTTTAGAAATATAGGTAACGGCGTAGCCAAAAACGTTACGATTACATGCAAACATATAGACGGATTAAATTTTTTGAATCAAGTGAACGGTGATTCATATTATCCTTTAAATCATGATTTTAAATTAGGTAAAGTAAATGATGATAATAATGAAGCAACAATTTCAGTGGAGTTAGATGAAAATGGTGATAAGGGATATTCTTTCAGAGTCCGAATGAAAGAAAAATATTCAGAGAAAAAATATAGATTTATTAATAATAATGGTTATATTGAATTTCCTTTCAATCTTTTTGATATGCGTATCTTTAATTATAGATTATATCATTCTGATCCGCGAGAAATAAGAGAACCAATGCTTCAATTTACATTTGAATATTATGATCTATATGATAATCCATATAAAGATACTATTTATATTTCAATTAATAATATGTCGTTGAAACACAATCATCGAGATGAAATAACTGTTATGGCTAAATTAGATGAAGTTAATGAAGAATATAAAGTTAAAGCAGATGAAAATATTCAAAGTAAGTTAGGCCATCCGAAATATTTTAATTAAATATATGTCTTACACAGTATACATATGTATAAGAAACAATTTTGAGGATAACTTATGAGTAAAAGAAAGCAACAACAATTTGATTGGTTCTACCGTAAGAAAGCTTGGTTAAATATTAGAGAAATAGCATTAGATAGAGATAACTATTTATGTAGAAGATGTGTTAGATTAAGCAAGGTTAGACCTAATCCTGCAGTAATTGTACATCACATTATTCCTATTACTAAAGATTTTACTAAAGCGTTAAAATTAGATAATTTAGAATCTCTTTGTTTAGAATGTCACAATAAAGTACATCCTGAAAAAGGGAAAAACCGTCTTTCGAAAGACGGTTTTTTTGTTGGTAATGTGAGGAAAGAAATGATGTTTGATGAATATGGAAATTTAATTGAAAGGGTCCCCCCGGGTTAAACATTGCCGGGCCACTTTGGGGGACCGGCTTAGGAGGAGGTACATTTAACGGATTGTTTCACGTATGACCCCCCTCCCCATTTAATTTTATAAATACACTCAAATATAGGTTGTGATTTGATGGTTAAAATAGGCGAAGATAACATGGATTTAATTAAACAAAAAAGAATAAAGAAAGAGTTGTCTAAACTTAAAAAGGTTTATAAAGACATACCAAAAGATAAGATGATTATTGTAGATGGATTAATAAATAGAGCTGCTTTTATGAGGATTTCATTAGAAGATATGGAACTTGATATTCACAAAGATGGATTTGTAGAAATGTTTAGTCAATCAGAAACACAAACACCATATGAGAGAGAAAGACCAGTAGCAAGACTTTATAATTCAATGAATAAAAACTATCAATCAATCATTAAAGAATTAACATCACATTTAAAATATTTAGATGAAGACCACGATGAAGTTCAAAATAATTCAGTTATAGAAGCTTTTGCGAAAAGACGTGATAGAAGTGGTTAATAAAGTTGAAGATTACTACTTTAAAAGTTATCCAATTCAATACAATCCAATAATTGAATATTTTAACCAAATTAAAAATAAAAAAGTAATTGTGTCATTAAAAATATATAAGGTTTATAAAAAAATTGTGGAAAATATTCATGATACTGAAAGTCAATGGATATATTCTCCTGAACATGCATTACACCCAATAGAATTTATAGAATCATTTTGTAAACATATAAAGGGAAAGTATGCTGGAACACCAATTGAATTAGAATTATGGCAAAAAGCAGGAATAGCAACTATTTTTGGTTTCATTAATAAAAAAACTAAAGAAAGAAAATATCAAGAAATCTTTTGGGTGGTGGCTCGTAAAAATGGTAAGTCAACTATATCTAGTGGAATAGCGTTATATTTGCTCGGTGCTGATGGTGAAGGTGGCCCAGAAGTATACACAGTGGCTACCAAAAAAGATCAAGCAAAAATAGTATGGAACGATGCTAAAAAGATGGTGAATAAATCGCCGTTATTAAAACTCGATTTCGTAACTAAAGTAGCTGAGATATTAACACCTTTTAATGATGGACAATTAATTCCCCTTGGTCGAGATAGTGATACTACAGATGGGTTAAATGTACATGGTGCTATTATGGATGAAGTGCATGCTTGGAAAACAATGCAAATGTACGATGTGGTTTTTGACGGAATATCTGCACGTGATAATCCTTTAATTCTAGCAATAACTACTGCGGGAACAATAAGAAACTCTGTGTATGATATAAAATATGAAGAATCAGAAAATATAATCAATGGGTTATGGGAAGATGAAGGATATAAAAATGAACGATTTTTACCTTTGATATATGAATTAGATTCACGAGAAGAATGGATAGATGAAAGTTGTTGGCTAAAAGCCAATCCAGGATTAGGTTCAATAAAGAAAATAGATGCTATCAAAACTAAAGTAAATAGAGCTAAGAAGAATGCTTTATTAAGAGCAAACCTACTAACAAAAGATTTTAATATTCGGTCAAATGCAAATGAAGCATGGCTATCTTTTGAAGATTTAAATAATACTAATAAATTTGAATTAAGTGAATTGAATCCTTCCTATGCTATTGGCGGTAGTGACTTATCAAGCAGTATTGATTTAACAGCAGCGTGTATTGCTTTTATGCTTCCAAATGACAAAAATGTTTATTTCAAACATATGTATTGGATACCAGAAGATCTAGTAGAAGATAAAGTAAATGAAGATAAAGTACCTTATGACAAATGGATAGAATTAGGATATGTAAGGACAACACCTGGCAATAAGGTTCATTATAAGTTTGTTGAAGAATGGTTTGATGAATTGCGTGACGAATTTGATATTTATATACCATGGCATGGTTACGATGCTTGGTCTGCTGAATATTATGTTGAGAGTATGAAAGATAAACATGGAAGCGAATCAATGATTAAAGTATATCAAGGTAAAAAAACTTTATCAGGACCAATGGAAAATTTAGGTGCAGATTTAAAGAAAAAACACATTAATTATAATAACAATCCAGTAACAAAATGGTGTTTATCTAACACTATTGTTGATATAGATAAAAATGGAAATATCCAGCCAGATAAAAGTAATAAAAGAAGACGTATAGACGGATTAGCTTGTATGCTTAACGCTTATGTAATTTTAAATGAAAAAATGGATGATTATATTAATTTGATAGGTGCATAACTGGAGGTGATTATATGTTTAATAGAGCAAAGGCTTTTTGGAATAAACTATTCTTAGATCCATTAGCAGATGCGAGAGAACAAAGCATTTTTAAAATGATGAATAACTATACACCTACATTTAACTATGTAGAAAATCCATATGATACAAAAATAGTACGCAAAGCTGTACACACTATAGCTACTAATGGTGCTAAGTTACGTGCAAAACACATTAGGAAGAAAGATGGGAAACTTGAAGTTCAAAGTACAAACTTTGAATATTTGCTTAATATACGACCTAATTATTTTATGAGTGCATTTGATTTTTTGTATAAAATTATTACTCAATTATTATTAAAAAATAATGCCTTTGTTTATATCGAAAGAGATGAAAGAGGTAACATAAAAGGATATCATCCAATAAATTCAAGATACACAGAATTAATTGAATATAAGGAAGATTTATTTATTAGATTCTATTTTCCCAATGGTAATAAGCTATCAGCGTCTTATGATGATGTTATTCATCTAAGACGTTATTTTAATAATAACGATATTTATGGTGAATCTAACAAATGTATAATAAATGGATTAAATGTTATTCAGGCTGCAGATGATTCAATTATTAATGCAACAAAACAGTCAGCTTTTTTAAGAGGTTTATTAAAATACAATCAAATTTTAAAGCCAGAAGATATAAAGAGCCATAGAAATAATTTTGTTAAGGACTATTTAAATATTAATGATTCTTCGGGTATCGCAGCATTAGACCAAAAGGCTGATTATATTGAATTGAAAAATGACCCTAAAATGGTTGATTCTAACCAAATGAAATTTCTTTCAGAAGATATGCTAGCTTATTTTGGTACTAATGAGGACATTGTTTCATCAAATTATACTGAGGATCAATGGAATGCATTTTATGAAAGTGTATTAGAACCAATTAGTATACAAATGTCTCAAGAATTTACTTATAAATCATTTACAGAACGTGAAATGGGTCATGGTAATGAAATTATGTTTGAACCAAATAGAATTCAATATGCTTCTATAAAAACAAAAATTGAATTAATTAAGACAATGGGACCAATGGCAGTTATTAAAAAAGATGAAATGAGAGAAATATTTAATCTCCCGTCTATGGACGAAGGCGGAAATGATTATGTACAAACATTAAATTATATAGTCGCCTCAGATGCACAAGAATATCAAATAGGTAAAAAAAATAATGATAAAGGAGTTGATGAAAATGGGGACTAAGAGAAAAGAAATTATTAAAAGAGAAAAGCAAATAAGAAGTATGCCTGTAAGTATATCTAAAAGAAATGAAGATGAAAAAGAAAAAATGGTAGTTGAAGGGTATGCAGTAAGGTTTAATGAACCCACTGTTTTATTTAAATTTGATGGTTTAGAGTACAAAGAGATTATTAAACCTGAAGCTCTAAATCATGCAGACTTATCGGATGTACCATTTAAATATAATCATTCAGATAATGTAATGATAATGGCACGTACTAGAAGTAAGACGCTCACACTTAATATAGATAGTGAGGGTCTTTTTATTAGGGCTGAATTAGCAAATACGACGGCAGGTCGTGATTTATATGAATTAATTAAACGTGGTGATGTCGATAGAATGTCATTTGCTTTCACTATAGAAGATGAAGATTATGATATTGAAACACATACTTATACAATAAGATCTATTGATAAATTGTTTGATGTTGCCGCAGTTGATTTTCCAGCATATGACAATACTTCTATAAGTGCTAGAAAAAGTTCTGCTCTTGAGCTGGAGAGGTCTAGAGAAATTGATTTGGAGAAGTCGGCAGACGAAAAGCGTAAAAAAGAATTGTTATTA